CCGCCACCGCTCATGATCTGGCCGGTGTTGACGGATGGACTGCCGCCGGAGCCTGCCGACGAGCCGCCCGGGACGCCGAACGGGTTGCCCTGATCAAACTCCGCCTGCATGCGGTCGATCTCGCTGCCGACGGCCGAGCGAGTGCGCCCGACCGTGCCTGCGTCAAATCGGCGAGGCGGTGCCGCGGGCATCGTTGATTCCGATCGCATCTGATCGATGGCGGCCGATGTCGCCGCGAGTCGATCGCGAGCAGCGTCCGCCTCGCGGGCCAGCTGATGATCGATCGTGTAGTCCGCGTTCCCGTTGCGGATCACTTCCCTCGGCTGCGCGATAGCTGGGCCACTAGCCGGGGCGCTGGATTCCAGCGCGCGCAGCCGGCGCTCTTGATCCCCACTGATCCCAAGGGCCGCGAGCGCGGCTTGGTTGGTGTCGACCATCTTGCCCGCTGGCGTATCAATCACGAGGGAGCGCCCCGCTGGGGTCTGTTCGAGCTGCTGCGCCGACACGCCAACGCGGCGCCCCTCGGGACCGGCGCCGCCCTGATAGTCGAACTCGATCGGCGCCGCTGCAGTGGCAAGTTCGGATGCCGCCGTCTGTCCGGGAGCGATGTTCGTCTTCAATCGCTCGTCGGAGGCTGACACCGCCGAGCCGATCGCTTCGACCACCTTGCCGCCGGTCGATACGCCGAAGTTTGCCCACCCCATGCGCCGCTGGAATCTCCCCATTCGCTCTTGTTCTTGCAGCGCGCGTTGCTGCAAGGCGAAGTCCGCGGCTGCCTGCATTTGGGAGATCTGTGCTTGGTTCCGCATGCCCGCATAGCCGAGCTGCTGCTGCAAGCCCTGTCCGGAAAGCTGCGAGCTCATACCCGCGGCGCCTTGCATCGCCGCCTGCTGTTCCTGCGCCCGCATCTCAGCGATCGCCTGATTCCCCGCGGCCTGCTGCGCGGCCCCTTGCCACGCCGCGTTGCGGAACGCTCCGGCGCCGCCGGCCTGAGCTGCCATCGATTGCTGGGCTGCGATCGACTGCGCCGTCTGCCGACGCATCATATCCGTCGCAAGTGACGGCCCTTGGCCTGCTGCCATCGCCTCATAACCGGACAGCGATCGCTTCTGCGCGTCCATGCCGAAGCCGAGCGCGCGGGCGCCCGCTTCCTCGCCCTGCTTCAGGGGCTTCATCCCCGCTTGGTTCAGCTCGCCGTAGCCGTAGAACGGATCTACGCGGTTCTCTTTCCAGTTCGAAGTGTTGCGGCTCCCGCCGAATGCCATGGCCATGGCGCTACCCCATCCGTTCTACGGGCACTTTCGAGTGCCCATGTTTGACGCCGGCGATCAGTGTGATTGCGGTGATCGACAAGTTTTCCGTGGTCGGGATGGTCCCGGTTTCGCGGATGCGGATCCGGAACGCCGTGCACTTCTGTTGGCGGGGGCGGCAGCGCAGCGGCACATCCGTGTTCGCGTCGAACACGATGGTCTGTGTGAGATCGGCCGAGTAGCCGCCGTAAATGCTGAACTCGAACGTGACCGTGATCTGGGATGCGGCCGGCCGCGAGAGCGTGAGCAGGATCGACCGAATGCGTTGCAGGCCACCGATGTCCGCGGCGTGGATCCACGACGTCTGAATGTCGATGGGGATCGCCACATCGTCGCCATCGTCGTCCTGATCCGCAAAGGGTGTCTCATCGGACGCGCGCTCATAGCCCACCGCGCCTTGTTGCAGCAGGACGTGACTCACCTCGCCGTCCAGTCCGCGCCACATGAGGCCATGCGCTGCACGGGCAAACCCAATGCCCCCGACAAATGCAGGGGGAAGGGCGCGGCTCCACAGTTTCGCAAGGTAGTCGTAAATGAGGACGACCGCCTCTTGCCCAAATATGTTCGCGACGAGCCGGATCTGGTGACGCGTCTCCTTCACGTGCGCCGCCAACACGATCCCTGTGTCGCCGACAAAATCCTCGATGTCCGCGCCGACATAGTTCGTCGCCCCGCCGCGGTCGAGTTGGTAGTAGCCCTTGCGCGACTGGAAGAACACGCCGTCGCCGGCCGTGACCACGACGGAGCGCGGGCATGTGCAGCCGACGCCCGTCGCGAGCAAGTAGATCTGCAGATCACCGTCCGACCCCGTATCGTCGGGGATCCGCCCTTGCAGGGAATAGATCGCGTCAGGGGTGAACAGGATCAACTGCTGATCCATCGCGGCCATGCCCGTCACGGGGCCCATGTTTCCGCGTCGGACGACGTTGACGTCGTTGAACTCCGGCGCGAGCTCGTGCTCGATGTTCGCCCGTTTGAGCCGGAGCGACCATCGGACCTCGTCGGGCCGCTCCATGGACGCGATGAATAGACGCTCTTGCCACACGGCCATCACTGCGCCGGGCGGCACTTGGTGCGGCTCGAGTGGGATCGGGAAGCCCGAGGAATCCAGCGCGGCGCCGAGCAAGGGCCAGGGGATCGGGTCGTTCACCGCAAGTAGCGTGTCATCCGGCACAGTGTCGGCGATCGTGATGAACCAGTTCCGCGGGTCGTTGATGGGGGCGTGGTCGATGCTGTAAATCGACTGCACGTTATTGTCCAAGCAATGCAGGCGATACAGCACGGAACCATTTGCCGCCGTCCGATACACGATGATTCTGATATCGTGCGCGTCCGGGTAGATGAGCCGGTTGTCACGCAGCGACACCGTCATGGTCCGGATCCGCAACACCACGCTATGCAGATCCTCCGGCACTGGATCGAATGGATCGCCTAGTGTGATCAGTAGCGGGACAGACGGGCCCGAGCGGTGGACAGCGCCGAAGGCATCCGTCCACTCATAATGCGCGACATATTGATACACGCCCGTGCTTAGCCCAGTGCTCGCGCCCTCGTCGACGCTCCCCACGGCCGAGACGATCTCGGGCATCCACGGAAAGCCGAGCTCGACGGCCTGAATGCCATCGTAGATCATGGGCGACGCGCCACCGAACACCGTGTGTCGCCCGACCGGCAACGCCATGTGCTGCGCTAGTTCGTAGATCCCTTTCCAATCGTCGCTTGGCTCCGTCCGCCCGTCGCGCCACGACAACCATGGATCTTCATAGTTGAACTCCCACGCCCGGATCATGGCGGCGGTGGGCACAACCCGGACGCCGTCCACCGTGACGGCGCCGATGGAGTGGCCAACGTTCTGCGCACGCGCGAACGCCCCATGCGCGAACGTCATGGATTTTATGGATGGCCCGAAGTCTGGCGGCCCGACCACGTGCGATAGCAGATTGATCCGCCGCCCATCGACGTCGCTACCGCCGACAGGCGTGGCGCCGAAGGCCGTGAGACCACTGACCCGCGCGTCGAAAATGGTGTGGGGCATCTGCGCCGCGACAAACGGGCGCGCCTCGAGGTCGTTGTCCCAACGCTGCCAATCGAGATCGATGATCATGCCGAGGGATTGCACCCACGACTCGCCGCCTTCGACGAGAGGGGCTTCCTCGAAATCCGACGTCGAGCCGATGTTTTTGAATGCGACGCCGAGATAGACGCGCTGCGTGGGGTTGTCCATCGCCGAAAGCCCCGGCACGCCGAACGCCCGCGAGACCATTTGCAGGTTCGCGACGGCCATCTCGCCGGATTGCTGGGAGGTATCCAGCGACGAGAGCACCACACCCGCCAACCACCGCACGTAGATATCGTCTGCCGCCAGCGCGCTGGCGTCCGCATATTCGATGGCTACGATGACGCGGCTGACCGTGATGCGTCGGTGTGTCGCTTGCGTTGCTCGGACCGCCGCCGGGATGTTAAAGAACGACCGCGTATCGTGCGACTGGACGCCCGTCGCCAGGTTGAAACGGGCAGTGCGGACCACCCCGCCAGATTCCGGGCCGCCCGCGTCCGTCTGGTAGGTCACCAAGACAGCCTCGAACGCGTTTGCCGCGATGATCGAATCGGCGATCGTGGTCGGGGCCGTACACAACGTGCTCCATGCTGTCGCAGCCCAGATGAACCCATCGTGGCGGACCACCCGGAAATCGTTTGCTAGGTTCTTGTAGGCAACGATGAAATCCGTTGGGTGTGTCTCGTAATATTCGCCGGTCTCAATATTGACGAGGTCGTACAGCCCAGACGCATGGATCGAAATCGCACCGCCGCTTATCCAGTCCGGGCCAGTGGAGGCGAGCGTGGCCAAGTCGAGTGAGGCCATATTGAGAGTGGCCGTGGGGAAGTTCACATTTACCCAACACACGACAAGCGTGGTGCCGACGCAGATCATTTTCGGGCAATCGAGGATTTCATCCGATTCCTCGTCGCGCTCCACCACCAGACTGTCGAATAGCTCGACTTGCTGCGCGTTCGGCTGCTCGACGAAACAACGGACACGGATCTGCACGCCACCAATGACGCCCGTGCCGACGTACCGCGCCACGCGATACGAGTGCGCCCGATAGTAGACGGAGCCGATCTGTACGGCTGCGCAATCGGGTTGGTCATAGCCGGCCGACGTCAGGGTCATAGCGATAGGTCTTCCTCGCTGACGTCAGCGCCGATGATTGCACGAACCCGGTAGCCGCCACGTGGCATCGGCCCACGACGCACCACGCTCGTACCGTCCACGCCGCTCGTCGGAGACACGACGGACCACAGATCGTCCGAGATCATCACGAGCTCGTCGCGGTGCTGCGCCACCGCCGAAAAGAGCTCCGGTGGCAACGTGCCATGGATGTCGCCGGCCGATATGTCGACCACACGATACCCGCGGCGCTTATTGAGCGTCCCTGCCTTCTCGAACTCCACATTATCGGCGCGCTCGAGTGACCCGTGTGGTCGTGCCTTCGGGTCGATCTTCTGCGAGAGTCCGGAGACGTTGATCGTGATGAGTTGGTCTGGGAGTGGCATGGGTCTACCCGTATGAGATCACGTAGACGCGACCGTCCCCACCGTTGCCGCCAGCCCCGGTCACCGCGCCCCCTGTGTTGTTCAGGCAACCGCCTCCGCCTCCGCCTCCGCCTCCATGGTCGCCCCCGTTGCCGCCGTTGCGCCCACTGACGGCCGACGTTTCCGTCGAGCCACCGCCGCCACCTCCGGTGCCGCCGAAGCGGATTGTTCCGCCGCTGCCGTTTGTTCCTGGCGTTGGTGCTGCGCCGTTCGTCCCCGGCGCACCGCCGCCGCCCGAGCCAACGCCGCTGATGGGGCCAGTGTCGCCACCGGTGCCTGGGCCCGCAAACGTGCCGGAGCCATTCGACGTCCCTCCGGACCCGCCCCCGCCAGCACCGTGTAGCGACTTGCCTCCCGAGCCGGATACCGCGTTGGTGCCGGTGTTGCCACCGCCACCGCCACCGCCGAACTCGGCCCCGTAGGCGTTGCCACTGTGCTCGCCGGCCGACAGCGAGCTGCGCCCTCCGAGGCCCCCCGCGTAACTCGTCGGGCCAGCGGTGCTCACGGTGACGACAACCCCGGGGCCCCCACCGTTCGCCGGCACGGTCGAGCCAGCATCGCCTACTGCTGCTGTCCCGGCCCCACCGCCGCCGCTGCGCGCCGAGTTTGGAACGCCGCCGGCACCCGCCCCTCCGCCGAAGCCTCGCAGAATCGTCGAGCCGCTGGAAAAGGTCGTGTTGCCACCGGCGGTGCCCGCATTGCCGTTGCCGGCCGTGTTGCGTGCGGCCCCTCCGATTCCACCGATCCCGATTGTCACCGCTTCCACAGGTCCGAGCACGCTGGCCCGATATAGCCGCTCGACCCGCGCCCCCCCGCCGCCACCGGTGCCGCCCGACTTGCCCTGTGCCGCAACCGCATTCATGGCACCGCCGCCCCCGCCCCCGCCAGCACCGAAGCAAATCACCTGGACTACGCGCGCCGTGAAAGCCGTGGGCGTATTCCAGTTGCCGTCAGCGGAAAAACTCTGAATATCGACGTATTGCAGGCCTGTTGGAATGACGGCCGCGGTGATCGTATTGCCGGCATCGTTGTAGGTGAAATCCACAGTGGAGGAATCGACGAGCGCACCGCCCACGGCGTCTTGCGCCATCTCGTTTGTGTATTGCGAGATCGTGCACGAGACCGTGACCGGCCCGCCTGCACCTCCGTCGGCGACAGTGATCCCTGTGCCAGCCGTGAGCACGCGCTCGTCAGTTAACCCCGCGGTTGCGACCGTCGTCACATAGCGGGCATTGACCGGTGCCCCGCTCGAGACTGTGCAGTCAATCGTAACGGGATTGTTGGCCCCGCCATCGGTGATCGAGATCCCGGTGCCCGCTGTCAGCACGCGTTCGTCGGACAGCCCTGCGCTGTACGCTAGCGTGACGTACTGCGCATCGGCAGGCGCCCCACCTCCGCCGACCGTCGAGATCGTCACGTTGCCGCCGGGGCCACCGTCGGCGATCGAGATCCCAGCCCCCGCGGTCAACACCCGCTCGGAGGTGAGCGTGCCGTCGGCCGACATGACGACATATTCCGCGCTCGTCGGCGCGCCGGTCGTGACCGTCGATGCGATCGTGACGTTGCCACCCGCGCCACCGTCCGTGATCGAGATCCCCACGCCCGCTGTGAGCACGCGCTCGTCCGTCAGGTCGCCATCGAGGGCCAGCACCACGTACTGCGCATCAAAGGGCGCACCGGCGACGCCCGGAGCCGCGATCGTGACGTCGATCTCGTCGCTCTGCGCGTCGTCGACGGTCGTGATCGTGACGTTGTCGCCCGCGTGCAGGTTGATCCACTGCCGGGTACCGACGCGGGCGTCCTCATTTCGGACGGAAATGCAGCAATCGTCCGGCAAAGAAAGGCGGGTGAGTTCTTCCGCCACCTCTTTCCGGAGGCGCTCCACATGCGGATCCGGCTGTGGGGACAGCCGGCTTTGCCCGCGCTTGGGACGACCGACCATCAAATACCTTAGACGATCGTGGCGCCGTCCATGCCGATGACCTTCCACGCGCCGTTCACGTATTCGACAAACGCGTGATCGTTGGAGGCCGCAAAGGTCAGAGCGCCGCCTGTTACCGCCAGGGTGTACGTCCCGGCGGTACCGTCGATGAGAAAGATCGACACGCGCTGGCCCTCATGGGCCGACGTTGTGGCGATTGGTTTATTGCCGACTGTGCTGGACAGCAGCACGAGCCGATCCATCACATCCGTGATCGCCGCGACTCCGTCGGTAGCGACCTGTGATTCCGCCAGGATGTAATCCCGGACTCCATCAGAAACAGATCGTGTGCGTGCTGAACGTGTTGGTTCCGAGTACATGTTGAGTCCTTCTAGCGGGCTCGCGGCCAGCGGCTTCCATAGCTCAGGTTGCGCACGTCCGCGACACGAGAGGCAGCCCCCGCGTCGCGCATCGCGGACATGCGCTTGATCCGTTGTTCAAGTTCCATGCACTGCCGTTCAAGGGTCGACGTATCGGATTCCTCTTTCGCGAGGATGTTGATCGCGACCTTGTAAACGACCCATTCTTCCCAGCCCGCGAAACCATCGAGCTCGCTGGAATCTTCTTCCAGTCGCGGCGGGTTCGGGACGTAATAGACGACGAGCGTGCTATTGCCCGGGTTGCGGTCGAAGTGCAACGCCGCCAAGGTGCCATCGAGGGCGTTGTTCGCCACACGATAACGCAGCGACGTGCGGTCGAAGTAGGGCCATCCGTCGACCGTCGTGCCGGCGCCGCGCTCCTGAAGCGCGTAGGTGTCTAGCGGGTAGCGTTGCTGCCCGCGTACGAGGTCCACTCCCCGCAAAATGTAAAAGTTCGTGGGGAGTAGGACCGTCCACGGTGGTTGGGCGCTGGACGTCGTGGTGACCGTGTCTTCCACGACGTACCGATCCGAGTCGCTGCTCACGAGCAGGTCATACAGTTGGGCCACACGCTGATCGAGCCACTCGTTCACCTCGCTGTCCGAAACAAACTGCGAGTTTTCGTGGTCGGCCATTCGCCGAGCAGCTAAAGCCAGCGCGACCCTGTTTTGCGTGCGTGCCATGAGCCCCTGTCAGACTGCCGAGGTGAAGTCTGCTCGTCCGTTCTGGCCGGGCGCCTCACAGCAAAGGTTCCCGTAATACCCGATGCGCCCCGTGACGCTGTCGCTGTCGTGGTCGCGCAACATCTTGTTGCCGTCGTGCTCGAGCCAGCCCGGCAGTGCGCCGCGGCTCGCGAACGTCCATGTGTCCATCTTCAGCGCGAAGCCGGTCGCTGCCGGACAATCGAGGTCCGGCAAGATGTTCCACATGCCCGCGGCGGTCATGAACTGCAACGCCTTGAAGCCGATCGTGGCCACCTCACCTTTCGGGCCTTGCGCGAGCAGCTTTTCGTAGGTGGCTTGCGTCTGCAGTTCCTGCGAGAGCACGCCCCAAACGTCCGGCCCCACGAAGAGATGCGTCGGATAGGCGCCCGCACGCATGCATGCCACGCCGAAGTCGATCAACGCTTCGCGCATCGTGGCCGCCGTGGCCACGTGACGCACGCCCGCCTGCCGCTCGGGGTCGACGGAGCGATCGAACCCGAACCAGTCGTCGGCCGGCGCTGGCGCGGTTTCGGGAATCCACCCACCAACACCGGCGAGACCGAGACCGAAGTCGCCTTCCACGAAGAGAAAGTCGTTCGCGCCGAAGTCCGCATGCCAGCCGCCGACCGCGGTCATGGTGCCCGCCTGGCGATCGATGGATTCGATCTCAGACGAGTTTGCCGAGGGCGGCGGCACCGTCAGCGAGTTGTGCGACACGAGGATGTCCCCAACCTCGAAGTTTTTGATGTCATTCGGATCGGTCAGCGTGAGCACGCCAAGGACGACGCCGCCGGCGGTGATCTGCCCCTTGACCGCTGAGCCGTCGCCATAGAGCTCCGCGCAAATGCGGCGCTTGATCTTGTAGAACGCAGCGTCGCCACCGGCCTTTAGCGCACGCACGAGCGAACCCTTGTCGCTCTTCGCCGCTCGGAGCACGCGCCCGGGCACCGAAAAAGTCGCGTAGTCCTGCGTATCGGTGACACGGAAGCGGGCCCAACTCGGGGCCGACTTGTTGGTGTTGGCGTTGTCGAATGTGTGCGAGAACCCGGCGGACGCAGAATAGCGATTCGAGATCGCGTATTCCTCGCCCTCCCAGTTTTCGTCCTTGGGCAAAAGCCCGTAAAGCGGCGATTCTGGGTATTGATTCTCCGGAACGGAGTCTTGCGGGTAGAGCGTCTTGAGAATGTTCGTGTAGAGCGCGAGATCTGCGGGTGCGGTAGGCATGGTGCCTCGTCGTTAGCCGCGACGAGCAAGCTCCATCGCGGCGGCGAGACGCTCCTTCTCGGATGTCCGGCGTGGTGTCGCGGACGTCGTGGAAGCTGCGTCGGAAGTGATCGTGGCGGCGCGCTTGGAAGCGCTGCCGTTCGTCGTCTGTGGCGACGTGGATGCCTGCGGGCTCGATGGCGCCGCGGATTGATCAGTTCCGAGCAACTCGGATGCGAGGCTGTGGAGGTCTTGCTCCACGAGATCGGCGACGTCGGCTAGCGAAAAGTCCTCGATTCCCTGCGCCATGAGCTCGCGGGCCTTGGTGGCCCCGAGATCTGCGCGGCGTTCTTCGCCGAGCTTCGCGAGGGACGGGAACTTCGAGCCGTCCTTGGTGTTTGCGATGAAATCTTGTCGCGCTTGGTTGTATCCGCGGGCCTGCGCGTTCGCCTTGCGCTCCGTGCGGATCTGTTCGATGGCGGCTTCGGCTCGCTCGGCTCGTTCAATCGCCGCAGCTAGTTTCGCCTCTACCTTTGATTCGAGGGCCGCGACGTCGGGCGTCACAGCGTGCTTGGAGAGCGTGTTGAGCAGTGTCGTCGGATCGATGCCGGCCGCTTCGAGCGTCGCGATCGGCATGCTTTGCAGCGCGCGCGGGTCAATGCCCGGCCCTTTTGCCGCCTGCCGAGCCGTTTTCCACGCCTGATATTCCGCGTAGTCGGGATCGGGCGCGCTCTGCTGTCGCTGCTGCGGCTTCGCCACCTGGCGCTCGCGCAGCTTCTCGAGCGTGACGCGGTCGATCGTGGGTGCCGGGGTCGTCGTGGGCGCAGACTCGGCAAGCTTTTCGCCTGGCGTTGGTGCGGGCTGTGATGCTGGCGTTGCTGCCGGGGCATCGCTCGCCGGCGCGTCGGTGGTTGGTGCCGGCGCAGCGTCGGCCATTCCGGCGGCCGCGACATCCAGTGCGGCTGCAATACTGTTGTTGTTCATGAGGCCATCCCCATTGGCGGAGGCGGCATTGCCCCCGGTGGCATTCCGGGCGGCATTCCGTCTGGTGGCATGGGCGGCATCCCGCCCGCGTCAGGGCCCGGTGGCATTCCGGGCGGGACCGGCCCTGCCGGCATTGATGCTGCGCCAGGCGGCATAGGCAGCGGCGCGGGTGGGGTGAGCAGGGTTTCTGCAAACGCGATGAAATCGCGTAGGCATTGCAGGTTTGCTTCCGGCGCTCCCTGGATCTCCGCCAAGTCGTGTTCGAGCGTGCCTTTGCGGATCGCGTACTCGAGCGGCATCAGCGGGTGCGGCGTGACCTGCTCACCTTGCAGCGCACGCCCGATCGTCTCTTCCACGAGCTCCCGGCCCGCCGATTCCTCGCTGTTGTAGCGATCGAGATCCGGGAAATCGAGCAGCTCACGCGCGGTGCTCGGGTCGCTGATGATCCCGGCCTGCATGAGATCGGAGATCTGCTGCAAGCGCCCTCGCGGTGACGTCGCGAGCGACGACATCGGGAAGACCTGCACGACGTGCGGCATGTCGCCAAGCATCGCGTCGACGTAGTGCACTTCGTGCAGCACGTCCTTTCTCCCAGTGCCGCGCCGCGGCCTGCCGTAGACGTTCAGCCCCGATTTGTCGGGAATCTCGTCGTCCTCGACGATCTCGTTCGCGAGCGCGAGTAGCTGTTTACTGCAGTCGATGTAGAACTGTTCAAGGCCCTTGGCCTGCGGATAGAAGCGCTCCGATTCCACGTCCTGATAGACGATCAGAGCCTTGCCCGAGTTGAGCCCCGCCGGTTTCTCGGACGTCGCCGATAGCTGCGAGATGCCTGAAATGTCCCATGCGCGTTGAATGATCGTCTGCTCGCGCATCGAGAACGCGGGCGCGATCGCATCGGGTGTGAGCACCGTCGGCGGTTGGGCGCCGTTGTAGATGTAGACTTTCCAGGACTCGTTCGTGATCGACTTGACGTCAACTTCGCTGCCCGCGGGGAGCCAAATCGACGCCGGCGGACACCGATCGTAGGCGTCTTCGATCGTCCGCGTCATGACGTTCAACTCGGCTTGCGTGCCGCTCATACGCTCGGCGAGCCCGAGTCCCCAGTAACGCAGCGGGTCACGCGACCACGAGAAGCGGACGAACGGGAAATCGTCGCGCGTCCACTCGCCATCGCCGAGCGTTGCCCCTTGAATGCAGCAGACGCGGCGGCCTGGCTTATCCGGACCGTCCGGCAACCGCCATGCTTCGACCACGAGGACCAGATCCGCCGGGCCGACCAACGCGGTCGCTGTCTGCAACGGATCGGTATACTTCGGTGCTTTGCGGATCGCTTCGGCGTGTTCCGGGTAGCACGCCGTCAAGACTCCTTTGTCGTACCCGGCGACCTGGTACATCGTGCGGACGCTGCGGTAGCGTTCCTCGCGAGGGTCCACGAACAGATCGCCGGCCCACACCAAGTCGCACGCGGGCTTGCCGTGGCGAACATAGAACTTCAGAATGCCGTCGCCGAAAATCGCCGCGTCTTGCAGGACACAGTTACCGAGCTTGTAAAGCTCGAGCGCGGTGAACTGCCCGTCGAGCCAAAGCGTTGTGAGCTTCGCGCGCCACCGCGCCTCCCAATCGCCGTTGGCCGTGACCACCCACGGCAGCGTTTGGCTCTTCGAAAGCTTCGCGCAGACCGTGTCCACCGCGGACTGCACCACGTTGTTCCGCGACCGACGATCGCGAAAGAGCCCGAGCGCGGCCCAATCGTCGCGCGGCGCGTCGACGTACAGATCGCGCCATGCGATCAGGTCGCGCGTGCGACTGGTCTCGCCGTGCTGCTGCGCCGCTACTGCTGCGGCGACGACATACTGGTGGACGTCAGGGCCCTCTAGCGTCCACCACTCTGTCGCTTGCGATCCGCTCGTCGCCATACGCCCCCATTCCATTGGAGAGCGCCGCAACGGCGCGAAGTAGAGCTGCACCATCCGAGGTGATGCATGTGAATCGCGGCTCTCGCGTGTCGCGGTGAGCGAGAGCCAGACAGAGGAGAGAGCGTCCGATGCCGCGACGGCGGGCGAGCGGGTCGACGAACGTAAAATGGACGGTCAGCGGGTGCTCGGGGACCGGCAGCTCGAACGAACACCACCCGAGTTGAATGCCGTCGGCCTGCGCCACGGCAAGCAAACTTCCGCCGATCAGTTCTGCGGTCGATAGCCGCAACGCGCGGTGCAGCAAACGGTGCCGCAGACCTAGGCCGCGCTTCGGGCCGACTTGCACGAACGAGCCGAACGACTCCACGGCGCGGGTCTCAGTGCGGAGCGACGCGACCCACTGCCGGCAAAAGCGGTCGAGCTCATGATCGGCAGCAGGCGCGACGGTGATCAATACTTCGGCTTGTCGCCTTTGCCCTTGCCCTTGTCTTTGCCCTTCTTTTTCACGACTTACCTCCTTTCCGGTCATGGGAGCCTCCTTCCGAGGATCGCCATAGCTGTTCCACAGAGCTGCCTGCGCCACTGTTGGCGTCCGCGCTCTTGCTCCGCTTCAAAGCGGGCGGCCACGTCGTATGCCTTGCGCTCACGGCGATACGCCTGCATTGCCGGCGAGTTGCGTCGCCAATACACCGGGACGCCCGCGCGCACATGTGGCGACGGCTCGACCTGCCCGGCTAGCGGGCACCGGACCGTCTCGGCGAATCGTCCGTGCGTCGTGTTCATCCGGACCACCATGCAGGGTTGTCGAGCTCGGCGACGGCGACAGCGAAATACCTGCGTGCGAGCCGCATGCGCTTCGGGTCCGCACGCAAGTCGTCGTATTCGAGATCCCAGTCGTCACGATACCGGCGGGGACGTCGGTCACACTCCTCTGGGTGATGCAGCGTGTCTAGCGTGACCGCCCCGCATCCACCGCAGCGCATGCTGTGGCAGGGCGGCTCCGGAAACGCTCGCAGTCGCGCCACGACCCACGCTGACAGCAGCCATTCCCCGCGCGCGTAGCGTTTGTAGCGAATCTTCATCGGTCCCACCTTTCGCGGCCCGTGGGCCGAAGAGACCGGAGCCGTTGCTGCCGTACTTCGTGTGCGAGGATGGTCGCTGGCGAACGGACTTCCGGCTCGACGCTCTTGCTCCCGTAGTGCCGCAGATAGCGAAGGGCATAGCCGACCGCGTCGCTCGCGTGGTCCGGCATGTCTGGATCCGGCAACCGCTTATCGTCGTCCCACCCGAGCACGCTCCACTCGTCGAGCACGGCATCATTCCCGGGCCCTTCGACGAGCACGACCCGCCCGGCGATGAGCAAGTCGCGCGTGATCCGGACCGCCGATTCTTTCTCGCGCTTCTCGGCCGGGATGATCGGCAAGCCGAATCGCCGCATCAACTCGGCGGCGTGGATCTTGCCCATGCCGCCCGTGTCCAGGACGATCGCGGCGCTCGGGTACTCCGCCCGCAACTCTCGGAGACGGCCGGCGAGTTGCCCGATCACCCATCGCTCGTGTTTCTCCGTGGACAGGACGACCTCGCGGTTATCGAGCGGGTGACCTGCGACCACGGCGAGCGCAGTCGCATCCACGTAACCGACGTCAACGCCGATGACGTAGCGCCATTGATGCTGCGGCAACAGGCCCCCGGCAAGCGAGCGCTCGGGCAACGCGCCGATCATGTTGCTCACACTGACGGGGAACACGAGGCCTTCGGCGTCCTCTACCCACTCGCCAAGGTATTGCCGGCGAAAGGTCGGATTCTGGTCGGTCCATCCGTGACGCTGTTTGACGGACTCGAAATATGCGGCCGCTGGCTGGCCCAGGAACGGATTATCGCGAGCATCGCCCGTGTAAAGGGGCGCTGTATCGTCGCGCTCGCCATCTTTCGTCTGTTCATACCAGCGGCCTCGAAGCACACGGCCCGGATTGCCTGCGCCCGCAAAGACGCCACCGAAGTCCATCAAGCTGGGCTCGAGTGCTTCGTCGTCGAGCTCGACGAGCACGGCGTCGGGGAAGTTCCCGCGTTCGTCGACGATCGCGATCTCGAACGCCATGCCATACCAGCGCCCGACGTCCGACAGCGTTTCGCAGCCGCCGAACACGAGCGTCCCGCCAACCGGCAGCGTGATCGTCGTCAGCGTTTCATTGACGATCGCTTCCGGGAAGTGACGCAGGATGATCCGTTTGGCGAGCGGCCACGCTGCAAGGCGGCAGCTCTTGTGCGTCGGCAGAATGTACGGGCTCATTGCGGTCGCGGCACCGGCAGCAGCAATCGCCGCCCCTTTGCGCACCAAGTAGTGCGTCTTGCCGACGCGCCTCGCCATCCGCAGATATTCGCGGGGGTTCTGTGCGTCCCAAATCGCGCGGAACTTCGGCGCAAGCTCGGCCCGCATGGCCTCCGAAATCTGCTCGACGGGCGTGCCGACCACTTCGGTGGACACGCGCTCGGCCTCGCCGGCAAGGGCGATCGCGAGGGCCGCTTCGATGAGGCTGGTCATGCGACGACCCCCGTTGGCCCGCGCCTCGGCGCCTTGTCGCGTTGCTTGATGGCGGTGTTCAAGGCCTTCGCGAGCTGCTCGATCGGCGTGTCGCCCGTCGCCTTGACCCAGCCCAACGATTGCCGAGCCAGCTCGCGCGCAAACTCGAAGCGTGGCCCCGTCCATTCGCCCGGCATTCGGCCTCGTGCCGTCTCCCAGATCTCGCGGCGTAGCTCGGCACGCGCGACGAGGCGGGCCCGGGTGATCAGATCGGCATGAGCGGTGCACCACTCGCACGCTTGGGCCTCGGACCACTCGAGCTCGTCGCACAACACGGCCACGATCTCGTCCACGTCGCACTGGTAGCCCGCCAACTCTTTCGCGCGCGTGTACGCGCGGGCGCGAGGGTCTTGGTGGCTCATGGCTTCGGCGCTCCCTCTTGCATGAGCCGGTCCCGTATCCTGTGGGCGTGTTCTATCGCCGAGCGGATGGCGTCGCGCGGGTCGGCATGCTCCTCCCCCGGTTGGTCGACCAACTCGCACCACCACAGCCTTCCGCTGGCCGCGTCCCGGCAGCAGAGCCGATAGCCTGTGGGCATGCGGATGTCATCGGGATCGCTCATCGATTGGCCTTCGCCTTCCCCCGCGGGACCGGCACCGCCTCACGCTCGGCGGCCGCCATATCGAGTTGTTCGAGCTCGGCGATCAGCTCGGCCCGCTCGGCCATCAGCTCGGCCCACCGCGCTTGGTAGGGCGTCGGGTCACGCACCATCGCAATCACGGGACCAAACGCATGCGCGGGCACTGCCCCGCAGTGCTGGCACCGGATCCGCGGCGGCATGGGGACCAGCTCCGAAGTGACCGGCCCCTGGCACAGGGAGCACGTGCCCACGACGTTCACGCGTCCTCGCCAATCGGGCCGAATCCCACGAGATCGCCGTCCACGCGCCATTCGAGCCAGGTGCTGCGCCCGTCCGGCTGCGACACGTGGATCCGGTCCGCCGTCGGGAGCGGGCGCGGATAGACTCCGCTAGGCATCCGCAACATCAGGTATGCCGCGCGCTGCGGGCACGTCCGCGGACCGCTGTTCTGCTCGGGCCCCATGAGGAAGTGATGGCCCCGAACTAGACCGATTGTCAAGGATATCGGTGGCTTTATCGACGGATCAGTCTTGTCGTGCCACGGTCAAGAAATGCAGTGGCAAATCCCGGTCGCGCTTCTCGTCGCCCTAGCGGCCATGGCGGTGATCTTTTTCGCCGAGCCGCTCGGGTGGTTTTTGAGCCCGTTTTCCTACGCGCTGCTCGGCGGCTGCGTCGCTGGGCCCCTTGTCTGGCTGGCCCCTCGCCTCAAGGCTCGCCCAAAGGTGCCACCCGCACGACCGGCGTAGACGGCTCGGCCTACTCGTCGAGCTCGTCCGCGAGGGCGCGCAGCAAGTCCGCTTCGTCGCGGAGCCGATCGGCGACAGACTTGCGGGGGCGCCCGGTCGCCGCGGTGGTCGTCGGGGCGCCGCACTCCGGGCAGGGCAGCGGCGTCGCGGCGCGCGTGCGGCCGCGGAACTTGCAGCGGGTGCACTGGATTCGGCGTTGCTCGGCCACGATCACTCCGCATGCGCTGCCGTGTAGTCGCTCATCGCGAGTACCTCGCGATCGGGCCCTTGCGATCCTGCTCGTGCACCCACGTCTCGGCCTCGTCCTCCTTCACGAACGGCCCGAAGCCGCAACCGCGTCGGTAAGAGATTGCACGGAAAACCCCGCCGAGCGTGCGGCGGACGAACCCGGCGGCCCGGCCGTCGATGCGAATCGTTCGCTCTTCGCCCTTGATCATCGTCTCCCGCCCGCGTCTCCATTGTAGCGCAATCGTGACGCTTGTCGATGGAAAATGGCCCAGGCAGACCGGGTTACTTGCGGCTGTTTGCGGAAGCGCGCCGCCACCGACGACGCCGTCGGGATAAAGGACACAATCGGATGCTGTCCTTTACGCGGATGTCGGGTGATGTCCTTTATGGACCTGCGCCTATCGTCTTGCCCGGGCGAACCTCACGACCGCGACACGATCGGCGATCTCTCGCCGCAGGGGTGTACGTAGGCACATGTCCTTCAGCGCCTTCGTTGCGATTGGATCGCCGAAGAGCCTATCCCGCCTCCGGTAAGCAGAGTCCGTGCAGTCGAAACAGTCGGGGCCGGGGCATGGCTCACCAAGGTCGGTATGGCAATGCCGGTCCGGGTCGGTCCGCCAAAGTCGGAGTTCGCGCGGCGCATCTTTGAGACTCACATGGCACCCCCTCCGCATCGTTGCCACCGGTAACATGCTGGTGTGGAGCGGCACCGCCACGAACGAGCGCGCCGGGTTGCTGCGATCGCCGAGACGAGCGGGACGTCGAGCACGGCAGGGCCCAGCCAGCGAAGCCACGCGGGCACGTAAGGCCATGAATACGCGGCCACCTGGCCGTGCACGCCCCGAGTCGACCACCCCTCCCCGAGGCGCCGGGCCATCCACGCGTCGCCCTCGTGGATCGACACGAGCTCGTGCCGACTCTCCCTCCACGCGATCGCTGAGACGCATTGCCCGAGCTCGGGTGCGCCAGCTAGGGCGGCACCAAGATAGCTTGCGGCCCGGGCGTCGAGCGCGAGACGGAGGACGAGCGCAATCACAGTTCGCTAAACGGATGATTAGCACTGCAATGCCTGGCGAGCGCGGCCGCTCGTGTTAAGGCTGGCCGTATGGCCGAGTCACGAATCATCGGAAGATGCTCGATTTGCGGGGGGCCAATCACCGAGCCAACCACATGGGCGGGCAACACCGCGCCCGCTCCACTGTGCGAACACTGCGACACGGTCGCGGGCGCTCCGTACGAGTCCGTCCTGGGCTCGCGACACTACGTTCGCGTAGGCCCGCCGAAGCGCTCTGACCTGATCGGCCGGCCGTGCTGGACGGACCCCGCCGAGCACGAGTGGGACGACCCCTGACAAGTCGCGACGGTTGCGACAGAAGTGACGGGCCGGGTTCTGTCACTTCTGTCCACGCGGGACCGGAGCGCCGCAAGGGCCGGCAGGGCCCCTTAGCTGCCCGTCGCGACGGTTCGCACCTTTCACGGCGCGAGTTGGCGCGGGACTTCGGCGGGGAACCATGGGCGCGCGAAGCTGCGCCCAAGCGGGGTTCGAGGGGTCGAGCCTCTTTTCCTGGACAACCGGCACGGCGGCGCTACAACAAAGCCATGGGCAAGACGATGGACGCCGACCCGGCATCGGAAACCGAATGCGCCGGCCGCAGTACGCAATCCGGGGCGCCGGTCGACAAGTTCGCTCCTGGCGCGATGCGTTACGTGCCGAGCTGGTATGCCAAGACGGGCTACACCGTGGCCGAAGCGGCGACGTCGCTCGGGCTCCGTGTGCTCTCGCGATCTGAGATTCGCGCCGGCGCGATCCCGACCGCCGAAATCCACGAGCGAAGCAACCCCCACTCGTATTGGTGCGTACCGCTGCGTGAGCGCTTCGCGTCGCTTCGCGACATCACCCCGAGCCGGGCCACGATCCTCGCCCTCGGAGACTTTGACGAGTGCGAGGCCGCGATCGAGAAAGACGGCGACGGCACGTGCCGTATCGCAGTCGTGTACGTCGGTGAGCCCCCCGAGATTGGCGAGCGCGTGTGGGTAACCGTCGACGACGACAACCGCCTATGCGTCACCGGGCGCGAATAGGACCACCCGATGAGCGCCTCCCACCACACCCTTCGCTCGACGAACCACCCCATGACACCGAAACAAAAGCTCCGTACGACGACGACGTTTGTTCTCTTGCTCGGGCTCTCGTCCGGCTGCGCATCGCTCACCGACGAGCAGCGCGAGAGGATAAGAGCTGTGGGCGCAGCCCTCGGCAGGGATTCGTCTCCGCCCCCACTGCAGGCCGTGTACTGCACGACGTACGATCACGGCGTCGTCCGCAACACCACGTGCACGCCGATGCCATGAACCCGCGACCGCCGAGGGCTGCGCAGCCGTGTAGTTCAGGGGTGATAGGTCTCTATGGCAAACGGCCACCAAGATAACGAGACCCGAGCACGGTTAGCGTCATGCTCGGGTCCGCGGCCGTACTTGCGTCCGACTCTCCCGTCGATCGTTCGCGGAGTCGGAATCGGGACGACCACGCTCGCGACCTTCGGTGCGCGCACCATGCAACACAGGTCACAGATCGTCAACGAACCGAGCGTTTTTGCGCGTGCCTCGAACTTGCGCTTGACCGGGCACGCGGGCGTCCGTATTCCAGGGGTTCGGCGTAGCGGCCGAGCAGGAGAATCGACGATGCCATCCGCAAAAAAGCGGAGCCCGAAGAGCGCGCAGGGCTCCAAAAAAACGAAGGTTGCCAAGGGCGCCCGTCGCACCAAACCGCCGGGAGACGTTAGAAAAGTCGGTTATAACGCCGGCCTGTCACGCCGGAGGTCGCGGGTTCGAGTCCCGTCCGCCCCGCTAGTAGAGCCCGAACAACTTGTTTTCAGCGCCACTCCGCCGCCTCGAGAGCTTCGAGGGCCCGGTGGAGTGAGCGGCCTTGCTGCGCTTGCTGCGCTGGCTGAGCTCGTCGGCGAAGCGCGAGCGATCGAGCTTGCTCGCGCGCACGAACCAACGATCGATCGACTGCGGCCGGATGATCAGTCGAAGCCGGTGAAGAGCCGAAAGGTCGCGCCGACAATCCGATTGCTACGTCCCAACGATCACACCGCCGCGATCGTTGTGACGCGGCCGACCGATCGTCGCGACGCGCAGTCAAAAAAATCGACCGAGCGTTCTGCACGTGGTTCTACCGCCGGACAAATGAGCCTACCCACCGGCGAACCAACCCTTTCAGAAGTCGCTGCACTCTTTCTCTCTGACCGCGCGCACACCTGTGCTGTCCGCACGATGCGGCAATACGAGAAGGCTGTTCGCCTGATCCTTAGGCCGTGCCTTGGTGGCCGCGTATTCGCCTCGATCAAAAGGCGCGAATGCATAGAGGTCCACAACGCCGCTAAAGACTCGAACGGCCCCGCGGCTGCGAACCAGGCGATCGTCGTCGGTCGCATGACGTGGGTGTGGGCGGTCGACGAAGAGCTCGTCTCTGCGTCGGTCCCGAATCCCTTCGATCGGATCAAGCCCCACGCAACGCCGCAACGCCGCAACCCCGCGACCCCGGAGGACGGTGCGGCGGTGTGGCGTGTCTGTGAAAAGGCATTGCGCGGCGAGCCGGATGCGGTGTGCGCCGCCGTCTTCGGTGCCTATTTCCAGTTCCTGCTGTTGTCAGGCGTGCGTCGCCGTGAGGGCACGCATCTGGAGCACACCCAGTTCGACCGAATCCGCGGCGAAATCGTGCTCACCGATCACAAGACGGTGCGAAGGTCGGGGGCAAAACGAATCTCTCTGAGCCCGACGGCGGTGCAACACCTTGCTCGTCTTCAAGACGAGTACCGCTGGCACCCCGTCTATTTCTTCCCCAGCCCACAGGGCCGCTCCAAGAGCGGAGTGATCGAGGAGACGTGGCGCGCATGGAAGCGCGTCTGCGAAGCCGCTGGCGTTGAGAACGTCACGCAACACGACTTGCGCAGGGGTTTCGCGACGCAAGCGCTTAACGCCGGCGCCGAATTGCGGACAGTGCAAGCCCTCTTGGGGCACTCCTCGATCGCAACCACAGCGAAGTACGCGTTGCCAGGCGCGAGGTTGCAGCGCGTGGCTGCGGATGCTGTCGCGAGTGCCTATGTGCGCACGAAGAAAGAGGCCGCCAATGGCTGACGCCGACAAGTACGCACGCGCGCAGCAAGTGATCGCCACGGCCGTCACGGCTGCGATCGGTCAGAGCCTCGTCCAGCTCGATCTCGCTCAGAGCATGAGCGCTGCCGCAATCGTGTGCGAGGCGGTGCGCGACGTCCTGCAAAACGTCGAGCTCGTGCGTGAAGCCGCCGCCGCGGCACTTCCCGCGGAGGTTTCCGAGCTTTTGGCGCGCATGCTCGGAAGAAAGGCGGCGTGGTGATGAGCGACTCGGAACAATGGCTCGCGGTTTTCGTCATTGTCTTGCTCCTCTTTGCGGCGACGCGAATCGGAGGCGATCGCTAATGCCCGCGCTCGAGTGGTTGATTCTGCTGTGCGTGGGCGCCATCGCGTTCAACACCGGGCTTTGTCTCGGCTCGCTCAACGGAGGGCCGCACAAATGACGTGTGCCGTCGAAGCCTACGCATGCGCTGTCGTGCGGCAACGGATCTGTGCCGCACTATGCGACGCGCTCGAATACGACACCCGTAGCGATGAGCGGGCGATCGAAAGCGGGCGTGTGATCACCACACGGCACCGCCATTTGTTCGACTCTCTCGCTGCGGCGATCCGCAGTGATGCGATTTGGGACGCGCTCTGCACCATGCGTCAGCGCCATCTCTTGGAACTCAACCTAGACGTGGATGTCAAACTCGGAGAACCCGACCGATGAAACCGCTCGATTATGACCACCCCTCGTATCTCAGCGAGCCCGAAGATCGGGACTGCATCGACACGACCTGCGCAGAAGAGGATGAGGAGATCGAAATCGATCTCGAAAGTTTCTTCGATGCGCACGGTCGGGAGTTGGGCGCGACCATCTGCATGCGTGGCCACGACGTCCTTTGGGTGGAGGCGTGGGACGTCGACGGCAAGGATGTCCAGCTCGATTGGGTCACGCGTGAAGCGATCGTGACGGAGGCGTTGCGATGAAACGCTCGATCCGCTTCCTGCCTCCGGTGTGCACGCGTGATGTGATCGTGGTGCCTGTGGTCGTCACGTTTGATTGCGACGGCTCGACCTGGACCGATAACGGCCGCTGGCCAGACAGCGAGCCTCCCGTTCGCGACGAGACCGAATCCCTCGCAGCGCAGATCGCCGCCGCGGGTGTCCACCTACTCCGCAACTAGGCCCCGCTATGACGGACGTCGACGAGACCGAGATTGAATCGATGATCGCCCTACTCGATCGCCAGCGCTGGAGCGGCGCCCCTCGGACACTCGGCCTCGGCCTCGACCTTGCCGACGAGCGCACATTTTTTTTCCGCGTCGGCACCAATGCCGTGGCACGCCCCGGCGCGCATTGGCTCACCCGGAATAGCAAAGCAAATGGCGATCTGCTCGTGGTCCGGACGCGGCCGTGTCGTCCCGGGGATTTCGGCGTCCCGCGCCTGCGCAAACATGCGTTGGAAGTCACCTTCGCGAGCCTCACGGGCTCATCTCGGTCTGTGAATCGCGGCCAAGAATCGACGCGCATCGTGCAATACAACGGTCCAAGCGTCGCGCCGGGCATGGCGGATGAGATGTCCGTCGTCGTGCACCAAAACGATGGGCAGCTGCGTGACGACGATTCCCCCCGCGACTTCACGGGCGCGATTTGGTCGTCCTACGCGATGCCGTTCACCGACAGATACGAATGGAGCGTCGTGTTTCAGCAGACCGGCGGCGGGGCCATCCGCGTCGGCACCACGCCCCACGCCGCACTCGTGCTCTTCCGCGATCGCGATAAGCCGCCGGCGGGGCGACGATCTCCGCTCGTGCACTGGGTTCGGGCGCATCAACGCGTCCGCGGCGAGACCCATGCGGAAGTCCGCGCGCACATCCGCGGCAACGAACGCTTCGCGTGGCATGACTTCGCCGTTCGCGTCGTCCCTTCACCCTTTGATCTGGAGCTGGCGCAACGTCCTCCGGCAGAAGTCCTATGAAACGCGCCGCCCTACCGAAGCGAATGCGCCAGCTCAAACGCCGCCCGATGCGGCGTATCAACCGGGCACGACTGCAAGCCCGCCGCGCTCGCCAGTTTGGCCAGCAAGCGGCACTTGCCCGCAAGCTCCCGTGTTGCTCATGTGGCGCACCGCCGCCGAGTGATCCGAGCCATCTCACGAGCCGCGGCGCGGGCGGGGTCGATGACTGCGTAGTGCCGCAGTGCCGCAGGTGTCACGACGCCTTGCACCGCGAGGGACGCTTTTCGTTTTGGACGCGACGCGGGCTCGACCCGCAACAGATCGTTGAACGCATGCGCGCCCTTGTGGCGCTGGGGGTCACACCGTGTACGGGCGCGAACTAGCGATATCCATGGCCGAATACCTGGCGATCGACGCGGAGTCCTCCGGACGCGTGTCGGACTTTCTCGACTCGCCGGCGACCTACCACGCGCTCCACATCGCCAAGACGCTACCCGAGGAGGACCCAACGCCTCCAATGACCGTCGGCAATGCGGCCCACTGCCTCATCCTCGAAGGCCGCGAGGTGTACGGACAGCGCTACGCCGTCGGGCCGTGCGACGACAAGCGCAGGACCGCATGGAAGGCCTTCGCTGAAGGACTGCCGTCTTCCTTGACCGCTCTCACGCCATCGCAAGCCGAGATCGTCGAAGCATGTTTCGCCGCGGTGCAGCTCCACGATGAAGCGCGTGAAGCCCTGTTCGAATGGGAAGGCGTTCCGGAGTTATCGGGCCTCTGGGAGGACGACGAGACGCACTTGGCATGCAAGCTCCGTTTCGATCGCCTTTGCCGCTCGCACTGCGCACCGATCGAACTAAAAACGAGCAAGTCGGCCCATCCCGATGCCGTGCGCCGGACGGCGATCTCGCTGGCCTATCACCGCCGCGCGGCTTGGTACACTGAGGGATACCGCGAGCTTTACGGGCTCACGCCGAAGTCCCTCCCCTTCATCACCGTCGCTACGGAAATGCCGGCGTCCGTTTTGGAAGACCGCGTGCACGTGTGGACGATCGACGCCGAGCTCGAGGAACTTGGCCATCGCGACAACCGAACAGCCCTTGAAGGCATCGCAGCGGCGCGCGCATCCGGTGTATGGCGCGCGTCGTGGTCACGTGGAGTGCACACCGTCACTGCACCAAGCTGGATGGCAAGGGCCATCTAACCAAGGACGTCATGACAGAAGCCAAAATCGCCGTCATCAACGAACGCGCCGAGCTCGACTCGGCCCCCGAACGCGCAGAGCAAATGCGAATGCTCCGCGAGGCCGCCGGAGGCGCGTCACTTTCGGATAGGCAGTTCGCGTTACTTCTCGAGATCGCCAGACGCACTGGTCTGGATATCCTGCGCAAGCAAATCTACGGCGTCGTTTATAAGGGGCGAATGGCGATCATCGTCGGGATCGACGGACTCCGGGCGATCGCCCGCCGCAACGGTCTCGCGGGGATCTCCGATGCAACGTTCGCCTATCACGAGAAAGACAAGGATCAACGCTGGCCGCTCGCCGCCACGATCACAGTCAAACGCGCCGGTCCGGCTGGGCTCGAAGAATACACGTCCACTGCTCGGTGGCACGAGTTTGCCTCGGTCAAGGTCGACAACGAAGGGAAGAAACACCCCGAGGGGCAATGGGGGATCCGGCCTCACGTCATGTTGGCCAAGTGCGCCGAAGCGGCCGCGCTGCGTAAGGGCTTCGCCGAGTCGCTGTCGGGCTTGTACGCCGACACTGAGATGGCCCGCGACCATGCTCCGCGCGTGCAACAGCAAGAGCCCCGCACACTTGCCGACGCCACCGGCCCCCGTCGCGAGCCCGATACTGGCGGCGACGACGGCCCACCCGACGATGATGGGTTCTTTCCGGAGACCGACGACGAGCGGTGACCATCGTGATTCCCATGCAGCCGGGCCGGGTAAAGGCGAACGGGCGCTTGGTGCCGCAGCGCGTCCGTGGCGTCTTCACCGGACGGCTCGTGCTTTCGTCGGCGTATCGGGAGGGCCTCGAGGAAATGGCCCTGCGCGTGCGCCAAGCGTGCGTACTGCACCGCTGGCGAAAGACGATCCGGCCCGTCCGCGTCGTCGTGACCACATGGTGGCCCCGGAATCGGGGCGACCTAGACGCTACGTGCAAGGCCGCGTGCGACTCACTGACCAATGGTGGCGCGATCTTCGATGACGATCAGATCGTCTCGATCGAGCTCGCACGCGGTGTCGACAAAGCGAGGCCACGGATCGAAATCGAGATCGACGAGGTGCGCGAATGACAAAACGAAAACGACGAATGGGCAGCGGCGGGATTGGTGACAAGGGGCAAGCTGTGCATTGCACCTTCTGCGCTTGGGAGGGCAGTCGAGTGGACTGCTCCGATCCATGCCCATCCTGTGAGGGCCAAGTCGCCCTGGGCACACAGTTTCGGCGGCATGCAGCGAAGCTCCCGCGGCCCTCGTGCGGCGTCGTCGGGGTCCGTGATCCGGGTGAAGAGGCCGCGACAAGCGACCTCCTACGCCAAGCTAGGGAGGACGCGTCGCGATGAAAATCAAGGTTCGTTACCGGCGATGGCGCGATGACCGATTCGGGCACGTGAAGACCGGCGGGATGCGACCGACGTCGTATTTCCTCGAAGACTACGCAGTCTCACAGAATCTGTTGGGCGTCCTGCGGCAGAGCCCGCGTGCGATCGCGGAACAGTTTGGTCGGGTAGCGATCAAGACGATCACGGACGCGATCCGCGAGCTTGAAGACCGGGGCGTCGCGCGCTGGTGGCCCGAGCTCGAAACGCTGTGGGTCGTCGAAGCAATGGACGAGCAATCTGATGGGCCGAAGGTGGATATTCACGCGGCGAAGCATCTGGTCACGCTCCCCGCCCCGGTCCAAGCGGCCATCCGGGAACGGTATGGCGCGCGCGTGGAGCTCCCGGCGCGAACCCTCCCCGATACGGTATCGGATACGGTATCGGATACGGTATCGGATACGGTATCGGATACGGTATCGGAGGGGGTATCGGAGGGGGTATCGCCCTCAGGAATCAGGAAGCAGGAACAGGAATCAGGAGAACAAGTATCGCCCCCTAACGGGGGCTCACCCCCGAGTCCGCCGCCGGCGGACGTCGAGGGCTCGGCCGAGTCCCCCGGTGGGCAGGTGCTCACGCACCCGTCGGCGGAAGCCGGGGAAGGGCGCCTGGCATCGCAGCGCCGGAGGGCAGCCGCCGAGCTCTGGGCCTGGCACGAGGGCGAGCGAGTGCGGCGGCTCTGCGCCCACGCGACGCCGCTCCGCAAGCACACGGACCGTGACCTCAAGGCGATCGTGCGGCTGCAGGTCCACGCTCAGAAGCGCCACGGGTGCTCTGAGGCCGATGCGTGGGAGCACGTCCGGCGGTTCCGCGAGCGGGCGCTGGCGGACGCCGAGCAAGCCCTGCGGACCGAGCGGCAGGCGTACCCGTCGGCGGCGGCCCAACTCGAGTGGGCACGGACGAGCTCGGCGTGGAGCGTGAAGGCGTACGACCTCGTCACGCAGCGCGAGCCCGACCCGAGCGCAGCGCGGGCGGCCGCGGACGAGGCCTACCGAGCGGAGGTCCGCCGGCTGAAAGACCTGAGGCGCGAGCGGCAGCGAGGGGGCGGGTGATGTCTGACACAGATCACAGCGAACTCGACCGGCTGGTCGCGGGCGCGCGGGCCACGGTGCGGCGCTGGGCTTCGCTCAGCGATCTCGAGAAGCGTGAACATGTCGCCGCGACCTGGGAGGCGATCGCGGGCGCACTGAACGACGCATACCTCGAGCAGCGCTCCGCCTCCGTGCAGTGGCGACTGACGCAAGACGACGTCTGCTACGCGCGTCGTGTCGCGGTGTGGATGCGCTTTGAACTCGAACTCGAGACCTGGCGGGCAGACGAAGCGAACGCGGCAGCCGAAGCGATCGCCAAACGAGCGAAGCAACAGACCGGGGCGGCCGCGGTGCTCCCCGACGAGTTGAAAACTCGCCTCGCGACGAAACCGAAGGCCCCCGATACGCGCGAGCCCCCGGTGCTCCCGCCGAACCCCGGCGACAAACCAGCCGACTGGCCGCCGATGACGGGCCTATGGTCGACATGGCTCGAGGAGCTCATGAGCATCCGCCGCCCGCGAGCGAAGCAACACCGCGAGCGCGACGAGGTCGAAGCCGCGGAGTGACGAACCGATGCCGAGGCTTTCCGCGCGACGCAAGGCGGCGATTCTCGAGGCCTACGTTCGCTACGGCTCAGTCCGGACTACGGCATTTGTGATGGGCGCAAGCCTTCTCACTGTGCGCCGAATCGCAAAGGCTGCCGGCGTGCTCAAACCGCACGCACGTCCGTGGAGCACAATCCCGAGCGCCGACGAGCTGCGGCGCTTACTTGCCGAGCTCGGAACATACCAGGCTGTCGCCGATGCCTGCGGATGCCATCGCAACACGATTCACAATAGGCTTTACGGACGAACGCAATGACGCCCACCCTTCCCGAAATACTCCGACTGCACGCGCTCTGGCTCGCAGACGATGACAATGGCGTCCGCGCCGACCTCAGCGGCTCGAACCTCAGCGGTGCCGACCTCAGCGGTGCCGACCTCAGCCACGCCGACCTCGGCCAGGCCAACCTCAGCGGTGCCAACCTTCGCGGTGCCAACCTCCGCGACGCCCATCTCAGCGACGCCCATCTCTTCGGTGCCGATCTCAGCGACGCGATCCTCGACGTCGACCTAAGATCGCCCGGTCTCGCTGCCCGCGTAGCCGCTCAAATCCAGGTCAACCCGGATACCTACGATCAAATGAACTGGCACTCGGATTGTGGGACGCGACATTGTGCGGCCGGCTGGTGTTGCGTGCTCGCTGACGTGCCTAAGGAGATCGAGGAACGGCTGGGTACAAAGCACGCCGCTTTACTCGCGCTAGGTCTACCACTGGGGACCGACGCGCCGTTCGAGGGATACCATAACCCGCTCCCGTGGCTCCGCAAGCTCGCCGAGAGCGAGGGGACATGAACGAAGAACGTCTGTCGCTCATCGAGGATGGACATGCTGCAGGCCTCGATCGTTTGCGCGAGTTCGAGGTCGACTACACACCGGGCCCCGTTGTGCGCCAGGGGCTGGCGTGGGCTCTGCGGCACGTTGGCATGCCGCGCCGATTCTTGGACCCTGCTGCCGGCGCCGGCGTGTTCGCGCAGCAGCTCGACGCGCTCGGGCACGACCCCGACCACGGGTTTCGCTGGGCTGTCGAACCGCGGCCCGAAGAGCGCGGCAATCTGCGGCGCCATTATCACTCCGTGGCGTCGTGCCGCTTCGAGGAGTGCGAAGACTTCGGGGGGCCCTTCGATCTCATCGCGACGAATCCACCGTTCTCGGTGTGGCCGCAGTTTCTTGCGCGTTCGCTTGACCTCGTCTCAGACCGTGGCGCCGTTCTGTTCTACGGCTCGCTCGCGTGGGGACAGTCTGGCGAGGGCGCCGAGGTCTTCTCACGTCTGCCGCCAACCGCATGCGCTCGCGTCGTTGGCCGTGTGCACCATCGCGGTCCGGGCGTAAACCCGAAGACGGGCAAGCCATGGGGCGCAGACTTGCGCGACATGTGCTGGTGGCTCTGGGATCGTGGGTCGAAGCATCGCGCCCCCTGGCTAACCGAAAACCTGCCCCCGCTCCCGGCCGAGTCGCGCAGGTGGATCGTGCGGCCGGGGACGGAGTGACTCAGGCGTCAGGGCAGTGCACGACGACGTGCACCATGCCCGTGTGCTCCGCTGGCTGGTGCACCTGCAACACGTAGCGACCCGCGTCGAGGTTCGACGCGAAGATTGCGCCGACGAACTCGTCCGATGGCCACTGCGTCTCGTTCTCGAAGACCATGCCCTCGCACCCGCCCGCGCATCGTTTGAGCCGCATGAACCCGCGGCGACTCCCGCCTTCGCCCTGGACGCCTTTAATGGTGTATCGGCCGGGCAGCGGGATCTCGAGCGCGACGTTCACCCATACGGTGCCTTGTCGCGGGCCGAGGGCCTTGGGGTTCGCACAGCTGACGTCGAGATCGAACTCCGTGGTCGCGTCATCGCCATCGCAGACCGTCATCGGCGCGGCGTCGCACTCGAAGAATGCGCTTCGAAACACGAGATGCTCGCAACTCGGATAGGTCGATTCGTAGTCGTCGACCGCCTCGTCTAGCGGTTCGCCCAACGCCCGTGCGAAGCCGTCCTCCATTTCGGGGACGCTGTCGCGCAGTGCCGTCTCATCGTCGAGCTGCAACACCGTCTTTGGGTCGAAGCGCTCGACGAGCGATGCCATGAAGTGGCCGGCGAGCGCATAGGATTCCAGTTCGAGGCTATCGCTCGATCCGGCGATCGCGCTGTGCACGTCTCCCTGCAGTGGGCCAAGGGCGTCGATGTCATCGCCCCAGTAGACAGCCATCCCCTCCTCAAAGAACCGCGCGGCGTCCCCCGGGAGCGTTGCATGCACGAGCTCGTGCTCATGCGGCAACCACCGCGTATAGACGCGATCGCCGAGAGTGCACGCCGAATAGTCGCACGGAGGTCCATAGTCCGCCGGCGGGTCGCGAAGCCAGTAGTAATCGACCGCGTCCGCGGCACCGTCGCCGACGAGGGCGGCGAGCTTGCCGACGTACGCATCGAGATACCCGAGGTTGCCCTCACAATAGTCGCCGTCGTTGTAATCCGTTGCGAACCGAACGTGTTCGCCCTCCCACTCGAACGGCGGGACATCGTAGTCGTCCGGCGCGGGGCTGCAGCCAACCAGCAACGCGCCAGCGAGGGCCCACGCATGGATACCCTCGCCGGACACGCGCATGGCTCTGCGTCGGCGTGGCCTCACTGGCGTTGCCAGCTGGACGCGTTGACGGTCATCTTCCACAAGGCCCCACTGACATCAGTATAGGCGATCTGGAAGGCCCCCATCGTCGTGGCCGCGGGGCCGACTGTAACGGTGATTGGCGTAGAGTTTTTCGCGGGGATGATGTGGGCCGCCCCGGCGAACGTCGTGGATAACAGGAAGTCCTCCCCCGCGGGGATCCGGTACTGATTCGCTGTGAGCCGCGTCGCGGCGACAGGCTCATAAAGCGAGACCCAATAGCGGTCCAGCGTGACGTGCGTCGCTGGAGTGCCAACGTTAACCGGAGCTGCGGAGCGCAAATCGAGCATCTCGACCATCAGCTGCTGCGTCCCCGACGGCTTCATGGCAGCCCGCGAGCAGGCCGTGCACGACGTGCCCGCAGACGCCAGCGCACCGTTGCCGGTGATGGTCTGCCCATCGTACTTCGGTCCGGCGAGCGACACGGTGGCAGCGTTGAGTTTATAGTGAGGCGTCGAAGCGCCCGGCACGGCCTGGACAAACGAGACGTCATTATTCGCAGCCCCGGAGAGGCACTCGAGTAGCATCTCGCCGTCGTCTTCCGTCGGATAGATATCCAGAATCTCGAGATTGACCACGACCGCGAATGGGTCCTTGATGGTTTTCCATTTCGAGTCGTTCGGCAGATCCCATCTCGCACCCGACAGGGCCAAGTCAACATCCTCGGTCGCTTCGCTGGCCCCGGTAGCGATCCAGAACGCGTCACGGCAGCTCTCTTGGCCCTCCGCGGACGCAACCCAGTTGCTGAGCGCGATCGCTTGATTGGCAATGGTGACGGGGAAGTCCTCCGCCGCGTCCTGGATCTTGAATGTGACGCTGCGGCAGGCCTGCTCCACCAAATCGGCGACGCACGCCTTAGCGTGCGGCTGATCCCAAAATCCCTCGCCCGGCATTGGAAGTTCGAAAGGATCGCAGCACGCCATCACCTTCGGCGTGGCGTAGAAATCCCCGTCGACACCATGTCCGAACTCGAACGCATCGCCCGACGCCATCCCGGCCGCGCTGAAGTTGACAGCGAGGGTGCCGCCGCATTGGTGCACGTAACCAAAGAAGCCCGGCTGCGCGTCCAATAAGCACGCGTCCTCCACGACCTGATCGCCGCCCCCCGTCGAGTCCGCGCCGCCGTCCGAGTCCGAGTCTGCGGTGACGTTCGTGATCTGGCCACCGTCCGCGCCGTCTGTGCCCGTACCCCAGGGGGTGTCCACCGGGTCGTGCTTCTCTTTCGTGGGGCCGCATGCGGAGAGGAGGCATGCTGCAACAATGTGCGTGGTTAGGTGCTGTTTCACGCGGCGTCAGTAGCAACCCGGCGTCAGCTGCGTCAAGTTGGCTGTGATGCGCTCGGTGGATCACGCGTGGCACCGTAAATGTCGGAAGCGCGCGCGAGCCTTGGCCGCTTGGCCATGCCCATGCGCTGCGCCAGCGATCCCGAAAAGGGCCATGTGCGATCTACAGATCAGCGATCCGCAGCTGCGGACAATGCCCGACGCTGAACGTCGTGACAGCCTTGTCTTATTACGCGTTCGCGGTACATCAATATTGATATGCGATGGGTACTGCTCTCCGCGCTCGTTTTCGGTGGGTGCCAAGATGATGCGGATCCCGGTGATGATGCGGCCGGCGACGACTCGAGCTCGAGCTCGGGATCAGGATCGAGCTCGGACGCGGCCGAGGTGTCCAGCTCTGATGGCTCGGGCGACAGCGGTGCCGCCGAAGCGGTGTGCCGCGCCGGCTATGACGCCTGCATGGCCGACGGAACCGCCTACCTGGATTGCGTAGATGCCTACGTCGAGTGCTACCCGGATGCTCGCGCGGACTGGGCGGCGTGCAAGGATGAGGTCGAAACGTGCGCGTGGAACTGTTGCCCGTATGAGCGGGGTAGCGTGCAGTGGGCGGCCTATTGCGTCAATGACGAGGTCAACGCATGCACGGACACATGCGGCGGCTTCCGCCTATGCGACCCTTTCCCCGATAACGATTAGTCGGCTACCGCGTCACCGGGCGCCACCACAGCTCGGCGCGGTCGACCAGTCCGTCGAAGGTCGCATCCCCGGTGATCCGGATCGTGAACTGCGTTGATCCGCCTATGGGGAAATATTCTTTGCGAAATAGCCTGACGTCCTCCCGAACTTCGCTGTCGATCACGAACGGAACATCACCTGGGGTCCCGCCGGTCGTGGGCGAATCGCGAGGGATGGCCTCGATCAAGGTGAGAACCACGGTATCGGCCCCGCGCTGGACGGGCTCTCGCGTTGCCGTGACGCCGCCGATCACCACTTCGATCCCTGTGTAGGGAGGCAATGCGCCGCGGCTCGGGAACTGCTCAAACGTGGCGCAGATCGATCGATCGGGGACAACATGCGTCCCAACCCAGTTTGGGTCATCGGTGGTCTCGTCGAGCTTCGTTCGCAGCAGCCGCCATTTCGTGATCGCCATGACTCCCCCTTAGATCAGGCGGCTTGCGCCGCTTTCGATTCGTCCTGCGCCGGTGCTGTACGCGGCCGTGCTCGCTGGCTTCGGCGCCCCGGACGGTCGCACTTGCGGTGCGGACCCCTGCGGCGGCTGGCCTTGCGGGCCCTGCTGCGACGGATCCGTCTGCCCTCCGAGCGCGGCTTGTGTCGCCGAGATCATCTCAGGTTGCATCGACGCGTCCGTGGGCGATTCGAAGATGATCCCCGCCTGCACACGCGCCTGGAATGGGATTTCCGGCGCCTCGATCATGGCGTCCATCACCCGTCGTTGAATGTCCGCGTACATCGCGGGATAGACCGCCTTCATGGCTTCGGCATGCTCGAGTGTGAAGGTGCCGTTCTCAAGATGCCCGAGTGCCGACAACGGGTCGAGCACGGTGTCGGCATAGCGGTCGAACGTCGCTTGCTCGTGTGGGTTGACGAGTGAGACGCGGCCTAGTGGGTCTTCCCAGCGCTGCGGTGCTTTGCTGACGAGGAATGCAGCCGCGTCGGCAGCTCGCAGCGCCGCGAGCCCAGACATCGACGGTGCGACGTCCTCCATATTGAGTGTCATCCCGCGCATGTCTTCCGCGAGTGCAGTTGGGTTGCTCGCGTAATACTGCGCTTTCTCGAGCGCCGCGTCGTTCCGCTTGCGGCGTTGCGCTGCTGAGATCGCTGCGCCGCGTGTCGCCGCTGTTCTGCCTGCGCGTCCGACCGCGGCTCCGTAGGGGGCAGCAGCACGAGCGGCCTTCGCCGCGCCCTTGCCCATTTTGTTGATGAAGCCGGCGACTGCGGCGATCTGCCCGGCCTCGCCCTTGTCGATCTGCCGCATGATCGCGCTGTACTTGCGCAAAATCGTGTACGGCTTCGACGTCAGCGACGTTACGTAACCGATCGCGGCGCCCGGAAGGCCGCCGATGGCTCCGCCGATCATTGGCCCGAGCACGTTTGCAGGGCTGGAAAAGGCGTCGATCGACACTGACCGATTGCCCTCCGCGTTGCGGAGCATCTCAATCGCGTCGAGCCGCTCGACATTGCGACGTTGCTTCGTCATTAGGCCGTCAAGCGCAGCCTCCGTGCTCTTCGCCTTCGCCAACGCCGCTGCCTGTTCTGGGCTCAGTTGGTTGTATTTCGCCACGGTTTCCGCCGCCGAGATCTCGCGGCGCACGACCTCGCGAAAGTTCTCCGTGATCTGTTCACCCCGGAACCGCCCCGACGAGCGCATAAGGGATAACAGGTCGCGATTGTCCACGAACCCGCGACGCCCATCGAGCAGCCGTTTGGTCGCACCGTCGGCGAGGCTCTTACGCGCTTCAATCGCTGCCCTTGCCGCTGCGTTCTGCTCGCGCTGCCCCGTCGCGAGTCCGCCCCAAACCTGCTCATCTTCGAGATGCTGCCGGATCGCCGCGATCGGCCCGGCATTTTCGGCTGTCCCGGCAAAGGCATCGAGCGTGTTATCGGACGCGATGTCTCCGCTTCTTTCGACCGACTTTCGCACCTTGGCCACAAGGAGGTCCGCATCTTGCTTAAGCTCGTCGAGAGCGCGGTAAGCCGCCAGCGCGATATCCTGTGGTCCCCCGGACTTCGCGGCTTCGCTGACCTGCGCTCGCGCCCGCTCGGCAACCGCCTTCATTTGCGCCAATGTGCCTTTTTGGTAGATCTCCCCGCCCATTTCGGCATTTTTGGCGATCATTGAATCGATCGAGCTCGCGAAGGCGTCCACTTGTTGCGCACCGGTACGCGCAGCCGCTTCGGCTCGCTCCGGCTCAAAGCTCGCGGCCTCCCGCTTCGCCTTGCCCTTGCGCCCCATCACTTGTTTGAGCGTGGATACGGATTCGACAAGATCCTCTACCGGCTCGCGTGCAGCGGCCGCGAGGGTTTCTTGGGCGCGCTGCGATCCGCCGGCTTGCAGTAGATCGTCAATCTCGGCGCGGCCGGCTTTCGCACGTAGATCCGGCAGAAGCGTTGCGACCGATTCCTCCGGAACGCCGAGCACCTTCGCGATCGCCGGCGCATTGCCGTCGGCCAAAGCCTTCTCGAGGATGTGCGACTCCCCGGATGCGACCTCGT